TCAACGTCAGACCCAGCCATCGCAATGGAATTATCCAAGAAGGTCGAATCAAACGGTCCTTCAGTGATGTAGATTGGTTTTGTTTCATCAATGCTATCTAATCCGAAGATCTTAGGTCTGTTCTCATCTAACATCACCGTGATATATCTCATCTTATCATGTGGGTTTAAAGATCTTCCTTGAAAACCAAACCATTTTTTCTCTGCATCAACAAAAGGAATAATAATTCTTGAGTGGTCCTTTTTGATGCCAGAGAAAGTAGGTTTCTGTGTGTTAACCCATGTACAGAACTGGTCTGTAAAATAGAATAAGGACGGATTTAATTTCCGTCCTACGATGTACTTATATGCTTGATGTTCTATATTTAGATCAGAAACTTTTGTAAGTTCTCCTTGTTTTTTAAATACAGGTTTTTTAAATTTTGGTTTAGGAACATATGATCCTTTACCTGTAGTCCCACTCTTATATCTCTCCATGATATACTCATCATGGAGATCTGGTGCCTGATCTTTTAAGAAGTTTGGTAACGTCCTACCAACTCCACAGTTATGGCATTTGTATACCATATCTGCTTTCAGACGAAAAAAATACCCCCGTGCCTTGTTCCTATGTTTCTGTGAATCACCACAGTAGGGACAACGGAAGTTGTATAAGTTTGCTTTCTTCTTAGTAAACCTGTCCAGTCTACCAGAGAGAAGCATTACGTAATGTTCATCAACAAATTCAGACAATACGATGGACGTTTACTACATCCATAGTAACAGGTGAAGGTGGTTGTGTCAAGTTTCTTAAAATTTTCTGTCCGACTGGACTAACGATGAAAGATATAACAGAAAGAGCACCAAAAATAGTCCACATTTTCTTTTCCATGACCCTAAGACGGTCATCGACTTTTCTGATGTCCCTCTCACATCCTTTCTTGATCTCATCTGATCTCCTGTTTACTTCTCTATGCACTGACTCTATTTTCTCAAATAGTACAGCATCAATTCTATCCTGCTTATCTAACTTTTCGTTATGAACAGCAAGAAGTTGACCCATCTTCACAGAGTTTTCCTGAAGAGAGTCAACTACTTTTTCTAATCTTTCTAATATTGCACCATTGATATCCGACATTACTTATCGACAGTTGCCTGTGCTCCATCTGCTCTCTGTTTCTTCATAAGAGATGCAGTTTTCTTTTGCAACTCCATTCTAATTTGCTTAATCTTATCACCTGACTTCTTCTTCTCAAGACCAATCTGCTGACGAGTCATCTGCTGTTTCATTGCTTGATCAGCATTCTCTTTAACATTTCTTAAATGATTTTGTCTTTTATCCATAAAGAACTTACCAGCATCACCAGGTAAAATTCTTTCAATAGTAATATCTCCACGGTATCTGTAATTAATAAGCAAACGTAACTTCTGTCTTAGTTCTGCTGGATTACTAGCATATACTACAGTAGATCCTATTTCTGGAAGAGAAACTTTATATTGAAATAGATGTGACTTAGGTGCAAGTTTGTTTACTGCAGTCACACTCTCCTTTACCTTTTTCTTACCGTCAGATAACTTATTACCAGGAGCAACTAACCCCTTCAACTCTTTACGCTTTGCTCTCATACGCAATACAGGATCGAATCCAGCATTAGGACCAGTCGCAGTAGCACTGCCACTAAACCCTCCTGTACCTGCTGTCATCATTTCTTCGTTCATTAGAGTTTCTCCAGTTCTTCTTCTAAGTCAGGATCCACCTCTAAAGATGGCATCATTCCTATAGGATATTTATTCAAATAAAGTAGTAGAGTTTTTATAAGACTCCAATACTCCCTCTCCATTTTAAAAAATAGTAAGGGAGTTGCTGCTTCACCAAAAACATTATAAAGTATGATTAAATGATTGATAATAAGATGAGTTCTTAAAGAACCCCCTCGAACATAACGCTTCAAGAGTCTTTTTAGATACTTGAAGCGTTTCATATCCTCATCAAAATCCTCCCTCGTCATAGAGGAAGGATTCTCATAATGCTTAATGGCGAACAGAATGTAATTAGATTCATTCAGTTCGTCAATTAACATATATTATTCTGAAACTGTTAGTGTAACTGCTGTCAAACCACTGAGTACCAGTGATGCTGCTGTTGAACCGTCTGCTGTGTCAGTAATTGTACCACTGTTAAGTGTTACATTTGCTCCACCCAGTGTCAATACGTCATCTTCAGCAACAGTTTGTGATGCTACTGTGAAACGCTTCCTGTTTGCAGTTGAACCAGTTGCAGTATAGGTAAGAGTGTGAGGTCCACGACCACTACCTGTACCTTGGTTACCGTTAGCGATTACAACTTGAGGTGATCCAGCAACTGTTACCTTCTCATCCCATGTAACTTCAGCAGTAATTGTCCTACTACCAGCTGCAATAGAAGATTGTACAATACGAATCTTAGTTACAGTAGGTGCAGCAAGAGTTGTCGATAAACCACCAATGCAAGCAAGAACTTCTGGTTGTGCGTTAGCATTATCACTACCACTTGAGGCAGTACCAGGTGCTACAACCCATCCTCTTGTATCAGCATAGACTGTTGCCTTATTGTAGTCTGAATTCTCATCTTCTGGTAGCCATTTGGGCTTGTTAGTGGCACCAGCAGCAGTTTTTCCCCATAATGGCATGGTTATATTACTCCGATTTAATATCTGTATGAGTATTTATAAAGTTAACTTTCTAGCAGTGCCTTCTGAAGTGCTACAACTAGTTCATCATCTACTTTGTTACCAGTCTTAGCTGCTGCTTTTTTCAGCAACTTAATAAGAAAGTCTTTAATTACAGAGTCAAGATCCTCAGGAATATTATCAACTGCCTTATTAATAATGCTGATCGCAATGGGCATTAAAAAATTGATCATAATTTTGTACCGAAATAGGTACTCTATATAGCACCTTTATGTACCTAGTCCTTTACCTTTCTTATAGTTACTCTCTCCACCATACCTTGCCATAGTGTCAGTGTATGATTGGGCAGATTTAAATCCTGCCTTCTTTGCTTTAGCAGCGTATGCTTTCTTATCGTCTGCTCTCTTCTTATACTTTCCAGTACCTTCAGTAGACTTAGCACCCTTAACCTTTTTCTTTTGCTGAGTTCTTCCAGCAATAGAACCCTTACCATGCTCCTTTTCTATCTTTGCTATCACTGCTTGCATAACAGGAGATGGTTTTTTAGTACCACCCTTGTCATATCCCTTCTCTTTCTTAAGACGAGTTGCTTCTTGGAAATTATTAAAGGTCAAGATCGAATTTTCAGTGCTCTCTTCTGTGCTTTCTTCTGAAACTTCTTCTTGACTGTCATAGGATTCCAAGTGCGGGTTTTTCATTTGCGGACCTTTCATAAGTTCCTTTCTCGCCTTCTCGTTATTTTTCAGGCGTTTCTTAAAGTCGGTCTCTAAGTATGTATCATCTTTCTTCTTTGCTTCTGATACTGAATTGCAATTACAATCATCTCCACACTTGTCATGAGATTCATGAGTATCACATTCACAATCACAACTAGATTTCTCCATCACATCCTTAAGATTAGGATTGATCTTGACTTTAGTTTTTTTCTCTTGAAGTTGTTTAAAGCTTATCATTTTCCTTCTCCTTTTCAAGAATAACGTTTTCTATTTCTTCAATAGAGAATAAATCAGACTCATAAAGATGAGCAATTTCGTCATAGGATTCTCCCATACGAGTAGCAAGTTTGTTTGATCCTTTTGATACTGCACGAGCAGTCTTACCAACTGCTTTCTTTAGACCACGCTTAATTGCACCACCAATTCTCCTCAGTAAACCTGGACCTTTCTTTTTCTCCCCACCACCATCACTTCCACCACTATCAGGTCTACTAGTAGTAGTGCTTGCATTATCACTAGTAGTAGTACGAGACTTTGCTACTTCTTTCTGCTTTTCTTTAGCAGCAGAGAACTCACCAGCAACTTTACCAGCAGTCTGTACTGCTTTCTTTCCTACTGCCTTAACACCTTTCTTAACTAGAGAACCTGCCTTCTTAGCAGCAGACTTAAGTCTCTCCATACGAGAAGGAGATTTTTTCTTAGATAGTAATCTCTTACGTGCCTCTGCTCCTGCGTCTCTTTCAGGTGCTTTCTTCTTAGGTGCTTGCACAGCAACATTAGGCATTGCAGAATGCTTTGATGGTGCTTCTGTTAATACTTCAGTCTCTTCCAAGTGCTCACAAATTTCAATAAGATCTTGATCGTCTTCTGCTATCTCATGAATAGACTCTATCATTAAATCGACGAGTTCTTCATCAGACATTGCATCAATCTCTTCTCCTAGTTGAGCAATTTCTTCAAACTCCTCATCAGAGAAAGCAAATGCTTCCTTAATCTTTTTTACCTCTGTTGTTTCAACCTCTTCCTTTTGATTTTTCTTCTTCTCTTCCTTCTCCCTCTTGGAGATCTTACCATCTACATCACTTTTTTCGTACCACTTTCCATCACCGTCATCATCTTGCCAACGGTCTTTATCCTTTTTACTCTTCTCCAATATTTCCCGATACGCATCGGTCATGTCTGGTAGAGGTGATCTATTGGTGTCTAACATTTTATGATGAAGTCTTGTCCCTTTTATTTAGCTTGCGAATGAATTCACCTGGAGTTAATTTTCTAACATAATCGTCAAGTTGATCTGTACCAACCTCACCAGCAGGTTTCCAATTAAAATACTTAATATCATTTACTTCTACTAAGTCTTTCAACCAAGAACGATAGATACCATCACGCTCATCGATAGAGATAACATAATTGCTACCACGACTAACAACTTTAGAAACTATCCCTGTGTTATCATTCTCTACAAGAGTTCCTACAGGATATAATCCTTTGTCATAATATGCTTCACGCAAACCCCTTGGATCTAATTTAGGTGCGATCTCATACAAATAATACGATGCTTCAGCAAAATCGTCACCAAATTCTTCTACTTGCATTGCTTGACGTAAAGTCATATACAACTTTTCCGTACCATCTTTACCTAAACCTTTCGACATTCCTTTCTTAAAGGATTCAAAATCATCTTCTGCTGCTGCCTTACGAAGTTTAGATGCAGACATACCCTCCACACCTTCACCATCAGGATCTCTTGGTCCCGCAGAAACTACATTAATCTCATCAAATGTGTATATATCTCCGTTATATTTCTGTGCAAGACTATTAAACTCACTAACTCTATCACCACCAACTACTAAATTCACTGAACTATATCCTTCACCATCAAGAGTAGTAAGAACATCAAAGATAGTTCTCATCTCTTCATTGTTTTGAATAGCATTAGCATGATCAGGATATGCTTGCTTCATAAATCCAATTTTAGTTCCTGCATCAAGAGGATTCTTCTTAGGATCTTCAGATCTAGACGGATATATTCTATACTCTCCTCCAGTAGACTTTGCCTGTTGAGACACCTTGTTTAAAAGTTTCTCATGTCCAACAGTAGGTGGATTAAATCTTCCAAATGTAACAGATATGCTACCTTGATCGACCTGACCCTCGCCAGCTCCCGTTTCCTCTCCTCCATTTTGTTGCGTCCCAGTTGCTGCTTGTTGGGCAGAAACCTTTATTAGTTTACCATCCTTAGACAAGTGAGTAACGTTGCCATTTAAATCGGCATACTTACCATACCCTACATGCTTAAGTTTTAATTTCTCTGCTTCTTTAGAAGCGAAGGATCTTTCGGCTTCAGTTAGGAAAGCACTAAACTTTTTCATTCTGCCAGTTCTTACTAAGGTTAAAGTTTGCTCTACTAAAGGTCAACCGATCTACAATTTTGTATGGATTGTTTGAAACTGTCACGAACCCCTCATGCTGAGAAGATTCTCCATCGATGTAACATTCAACATTTCCATTTACAAAAATCGCATCGAGTAGACGCTGTTTCAGTTGGAAGATTTTATACCATACCCTAAAGGTATTTACATTCACTTCTCCTTTATATTTAGCATCTAATGTATCGTACATTTCCTGAGGATGCGGAAGTATACCTTGTCGTACAAATGAATTGATATGTTTTGCTATTTCAGTGCGGGATTGTGGAACTTTTGCAACTATAAGTGTAGGTAATATACTTACTAAGTGTCTCCATCCTAAAGGTGGTTCTACTACAGCATTATTAGTATCAACAAAGTAGCAACCAGGAGTAGATTCAAGACTAACTCCTATCTTACCCTCAGCAGTAGGACTAAGTTCTGTATACTCTGTATGAGGTGCTAGAATAATTTGTTGAAAAATCGGAGTGGCAAACTTATACTGAATAGTATTAGGACAATAAACATTGCCCCCACCGACACCGATCCAATCAGCTTGGATAATACGATTGATACGAGGAAGGTGATCAAGAGCCAACCGAAGAATGTCAGCGACAGTGCCTTGATGATTCTGATCAATGTCCTCATGAGTGTAATTAATTTTAATTTTTCTTTTGTTGAAGACAGACTTAGTGCCAACAAAGAACTTACCATTCTCAGGGTTAGTTCCAAATACAATAGCAGGAGCACCGTCCCATTTAACAGACAGTTTAGTAACTGTCACAAGTTCCTTGATAGCATCTATTGCAACCCTACGTCCTTGGAGAATCGAATCTTCTGGGTGTTCAAGGTGTTTGTTGGGCATCTCAACCGTTTCCGATACCCATATTATACTACATCCACACGCTGTTTGAGGTCTCATTGTGCCACTTTCTTTACTGGAGTTTCCAGTACACAGAAGACTTGTCTGACTGTGAAGATGCGTACAAATATATCTCTTTCATTATCTGATCAGAATCTTTATGAGTTGATACCCAATCTAATAGTTTCAATCCTGCATATTTACTATACTTCCATGCTTGTTCTGCCTCTTTAGTAATCCATCCTAAATCAGTTTCCTTATTCTTTAGACCCTTAGCCTTATATTTTACTAGAAGGTCATAGATCTCCTGATCCAACTTACCATTCTTAGCCTTAGCCCAAGTATCTGTTGCACCATACTCAGGTAGTGTACCAAACTTAGCATCCTTCAATAGTTCTTGCACCTTCTTACCTTGTATCTTACCCTGTGCAGCAGACTTACCTTTCAATTCTAACTTCCAATCACCCTTGGTAGGACCACCAAAGTTTCTTGCCTGGAATTTCTCGTAAGTACCTTTACCATAATACAGATACACATCCATAGGGTGACTATCTTTCTTTCTACCATTATCGAATGTTAGGTCATACTTTGCAAAGTGTGCTGCCTCATTTGCTTTCCTTACAGCAGGAGATACAGCATTCAACTCTTTCATCTTTGGTGTACCTTCTATCTTCTTCAAAGATATACCAACAAGTTGGTGGATACTAGGATCACTTAGTTGTAATAGTGCATTATTAAGACAGTCAATAGTAGTTTCTTTGTCAAGATGTTTCTTTACTTTAGTCTTATCTTTCACCATCCATATATCAGCAGGATTCCATTTGTCTTCTGATGATAAATTAGTCTGACCTTTTACTCTATTAAATGCATTCTTAACTGCACCATCATCGATGATGGCATCACCTCTAACAAATGTCCATCCCTTACCACCTACTTTATTAAAGATCTCATTAGCACCTGCCCAAGATGAATCCTGCCATTCTTTTCCCAACGTCATAATTTCATCTAATTTAGCAGTTACATCACAATGTTTCATACCACATTTAAAATCATCTGTAGTAAATGCTTTCTTCTTTTCTATGTTAGGACAGTAATATCTCATAGCAGCATAGACACACTGTGCAGATTCTACTAGTGCAGTTTGTGCAGCACCACCACCAGATCCTTTAGTGTTCTCTGGTTTAACTTCTATTCTAATAACTTGCTTCTCTCTTATAGGAATATCTAAGGAAGTACCCGCTTTATTAGTTGTAATTCCTGGATAATTCTCATCCAATGCACCTTTTATATTCTCAACTGCTGTAGTTCTTTTTGTTTGAGGAACAAAAACCTTTAATGCTATCTGAACTTTCTTAGTTGAATCCTTGTCCTCTACATTCTTAACATCAAATAAGTAATACGAATAATCATCACCCCCCAATGCATCCATTACATCTTCGAAAGCAGATTTATTTACTGGGGGTATTGTTATTGCCATTAGTCAGACACAGGTCTCCACTAATATTTATTCACCAAGCCCAAGAAACCCAACTATATCTTGTGCCAGAAGTGACAGGTTTTACTTCATGTGCCCAAGGAAAAGCAGACGGGAACACTATGGTGTCTCCCGTCTTTAATTTTGGTGTATATTCTTCACCATCAAGATAGAATACTAAATCTCCTCCTTCGTATTCTTCATTAAGAATTCCAATTATACTGAGAACTGGAATACCTTTTTGATTTCCATCAAAGCAACTGTATATGTGATCGTGAT